TTACTGCGCCCAGTGCTGCAACAATGAGCCAGTATTCAAACCCCTATGAAACGGGTGTGGTTAATCAAAACCTTGCTGACATTGAACGATCACGTTTGTTAGCTCAGAACAACATGGGCGCACAAGCGACAGCCGCTAACGCCTTTGGTGGATCTAGGCATGGTATTGCAGAGGCAGAAACCAATCGTGGATTTGCAGATCGTGCAGCCGCTATGTCTGGTCAACTACGACAGCAGGGTTATAACACCTCACAGCAAATGGCACGACAAGCGCAAATGCAGAACCAGCAAGCCCAGTTACAAGGCCAGCAGCAGCGGATGGGTGCAGCTAGTCAACTAGGCACTTTGTCTAACTTAGGCTTTGGTATGGGCCAACAGATTGACGCTCAGATGCAAAATCAAGGGCTACAACAGCAAGCCGTTCAGCAAGCGGTGATTGATGCAGCTAAAGCTAGATATGCTGGCTATACAGCACAACCAAACCAAGCGTTGAACATGCCATTACAAGCGTTAGGTGCTGCGCCTTACAATACAAGCACGAATCAAACCCAAGGGTATTCGCCTGGTTTATTTGATTATTTAACGCTTGGCGCGAACACTGCTGCCGCAATTATGTAAAAGGAAATAATAATGGGCTTATTAGATAACATTGGCAATAAATTAACATCAATGTCAGACGATGATAAGAGAGGCTTAGCTTTAGGTTTGGCTTCTGGCTTTGCAGGCATGAGCGGCAATCCAAACACTGCAAGCATTATGGCTGGTATTCAAGATCAAAAAGCATCGTTACTAAAAAGGCGTGATGCTAAAGCCGCTCAAGATTTAGCCACAGGTAAGGCAACAGTTCAGCGTAATGCTACTGCGGCATATCTTAGACAAATTGGTCGGGAAGACCTTGCAAAAGCTATGGAAGCTGGCGGTTTAACTGCTGCTCAAGCATTAGGTCAGATACCACAGAAAAAAGACCCATCTGCTGCAATTCAAGCGTATGAATATTATGTTAATCAATTACCAGAAGGTACTGTACCAATAAGTTTCAAAGAATATGAACTTGAACAAACAAAAGCAGGAGTTGCACAGCCAGAAGGTGTGGGTGAAACAGCTTGGCAAAAAGCTGTCGGGCCTGCTCAAGTTTCTATTTTTAAAGCTTATATGGACAAAGGTGCAGCAGCTAGAAAGACCATAATGAATACATCAATACTTGGTGAGCTTGGTAACGCTATGGATTCTGGAATAGTCCCAGTGGCTATGAGAAAGTATATTATTGAAGGTATGAGTGGGCCTATAGATGCCTATAACGCCATGCTTACTTCCACTGCCCTTTCTCTCAAAGGTAAAGGCACTGGCCCAATGACAGACAAAGATTTTGATAATTTATTGGCTACTGCTGGCTCTATATCGGCAAGCCCTGCTGCTAGAAAAATAGTTCAACTAGCACTTGCTGAAAACTCAAGAATAGCTTTGCAAATTGCTGACATATCATCTCAAGCAATATCAGGCACTATGGATAGGCTTGAGGCTACTAAAAAAATTAACGAATTAATGCAAACAAACCCACTTACTGACGAAATGAAATCTCAGTTAAGTGCCCTTACTGGGGGTAAAACTAATGACCCAGATTTAGGCGATATTGACGCTGCTGATGCAAGAATTTTGGAGCTTGAAAAGAAGGCGGGTGGATAATGGCTTTAACAAAAGACGAACAAGCAGAATTAGATCAGTTGCTTGCAGAAAGAGAAGCAAGAAAAACATTAAATGCTTCTGAAAATGCTTCTGCTGCTCAAGTGCAAGAAGATCGCAGTGTTTTTGGAGATGTTAAAGCATGGATGAGTGGTGCAGATAAAGACCCATCAATACCTACTTATGGAGATGATATTGGCACAGAAGAACTAGGTGTTGGTAAATCTTTAACAGATAAAGCAAATCGACTTCACACTGCCATTGTTTCTTCATTTGATGATAACCGATTAAAAGCCAGCATATTAGAAGTTGAGCCAGATGCTAAGTTTCAGTTGGATGAATTCGGTAATTTAGTTACTGGGATGCCTATAAAAAATGAAGCTGGCAAAATAACTTCATACAAAAGGTTTTACCCTAACCCTAAAGGTATGGATGCACCTACAGTGGGCCAAATTGCCACTGGTGGAGTTTTATCTTTGCCTGCAAGTAAAGCGACAGCAGCTATTGGATTGCCCACAACAGGCTATAAAGGCGCAGCAACAGTGGGTATGGTAGAGGGTGGATTATTAGAAGGTATTAGTTCACAAGCAGCAAACCAACCATTTAATCTAGCTGAAATACCTAGCGGTGCTATTGGTGGTGTATTGTTTAAAGGGGTGTTTGACGTTGGCGGTATTGTTGCCAAATTAGCACCTGAGTTCTTAAAAAATCCGCAAATGTTTAATTCAAGAAGTGGAGAAATTAATCAGGCTCTTATGGATATGGGCTTTAACCCAGAAGAAGTAATGGCTGGTTTAAGAAAAGATGTAGACCGCATGGTTCGTTCTGGATTAGACCCGTTAGAATCTGCAAGAACTGCAACGGCAGCGTCATTACCATCACCAGTTAATCTTACGTCTGGGCAAGTCACTGGCGTTAAAAGTCAGCAATTATTTGAAGATCAGGCCGCAGGCGGCACATATGGCCCTAAAGCTGAATCTAAAATGAACACTCGACTGATTCAACAACAAGACGCAATAGATCAAAATGTTAAAGCTATTGGTGGTGGAATGGCTGGCCCAGAACTTGCTATTTCAAGAGGTGATGGTGCTGCTTCTGCTCAAGAAAACTTAGCCAGCCAGCGAATGGAAGCAGAACAAGGCTATAAGGACGCATATAAAAGTGCTGATGCTGCAAAAGCATTTACTAATCCAGAATATTCGGCTGAATTTAATCAATTATTAGTTAATTCACTTAAAGACTTTCGGCCTGGTGAGGGCGGTGCGCCAGCAACATTTAGGCTGATGGATGAAGCAGTAGATCAGATTACTAATGGTGCTAGTGTACAAAGTTTATTTGATCTTAGAAAAGCTATTGTTAAACAACAAATGGCTGGCGGTGTTGAAGCTGGCGCAGCAGGGGCTTTAAAAAATGGTTTAGATGGTGTGTTGATTGACCAAATGGAACGAAACCTTTTATACGGAAATCCAGCTAGTGTAGCTAAAGGTCTTGAGGCTATATCTAAATTTAAAGACTTTAAAAATGTTTGGGATAATAACGGCATATTAAAAACAATTACAGAACAAGAAATGCGAGACGGAGCAATGGTGTTAAAGGTTGCTCCAACAGAAGCGGCTAATGCAATTCTTGGCAAAGGCATAGCAATGTCTACCTCAAAGAAAAATCTTATGCGTGACCTTATGACAATGAAGAATCTTTTACCTCAGTCTGAATGGAATAAAATCAGGCAAGAAGCCTTTATTTTATTATCTGATACTCTTCAAACTAGCGGAAAAGTAGATAAGCAGGCCAGTTTACAATTTAATAAAGCATGGCGAAATATGAAAGAAAAAAACAATACGCTCACAAAATTGTTATTTTCTAAAGAAGAAATGAGCATGATTGATAGCTTGGCAAGTACATCTGCTTTAATTGCAGGCACATCAAAAAATACATCAAACTCTGCAACAGCAGCTATGGGTGTGTTTCAAATGTTGGCTAGGTCTTTGGGAGCAAAAAACCCAACAAGAATGGCAGCAGAAGTTAAAGGCATGAACGCATTACAAGAAATGTTTGCCAATATGAAGTTAATACCGACACTCAGAGGTTCAATGACTCCTGCGCCAGTAACGGGTTCAGTTGCAGCAATGGGCGCAATGGCGACACAAGGGCAAGAAAACCCATTAATACAAGGTGTAGAAAACACTGCTAGATTTACAGGAGCCATTAACTAATGCCACAAATGAAAGAAGATGAAATTCAAGGCGCAGTTAAAGCCGCGATAGAGGCCGCGATTGATTACGTTGATTCAGACATTCGAGATCAACGAGAACGCGCTCAAAAGTATTTTGATGGGGCTGTAGACCTTACTCACGAACAGGGCCGATCTAAAGTTGTTTCAACTAAAGTGCGTGATGTTGTGCGCGGTGCAAAGCCTGGTTTAATGCGTGTGTTTCTGACTAACGATAAGTTTGTTGAATTTACACCCAAAGGCCCAGAGGACGTTCAAAATGCAGAACAAGCCACAGCATACACTCATTGGGTGTTTAACAAAGTTGGGGGCTACAACGTATTAAGTAATGCGATACATGATTCGCTGGTTAAGAAAGTCGGCATAGTGAAGGTGTGGTGGAATAACGAGACTATTGCTGAATCGCACACTTATGAGAATCTATCAGATGAAGAGGTTGAAATGCTCTTGTCTGACGATGAGGTTGAAATCGTTGAACACTCGCAAGAGATAGAAATGGAAATGGACGAAATGGGCATGGAAATGTCTCGCAATGTTCATTCAATGTTAATTTCTCACAAGCGAGAAGAAGGGGAAATGGTCATTGAGGGTATCCCCCCGGAAGAATTTTTCATAGATGGTTCAGCAAAGTCGATTGATGATGCTTATATTGTCTGTCACAAGTCTGAGAAACGTGCAGGCGACTTGATTGCAATGGGATTTGACCAAGACATTGTTGATAGCCTAGTCGGTGAGGATAATGATTTAGATAATGATTCAGAAGAAAAGTTATTACGCTTTGGTGATAGTTTAAATTCATCAGATCAAATGGTGAATGATCCATCCATGCGTGTCGTTGTGGTTACCGAAGCCTATTTAAAAATAGACATTGAAGGTGATGGTGTACCGACACTACACAAGTTTTTATGTGGTGGTACTAACTACGAAATATTAGAGCAAGAACCTTGGGATAAAGCCCCGTTTGCTGATTTCCATGTTGACCCAGAACCACACGCATTTTATGGCAGATCACTTGCTGAATTAGTGATGAATGACCAAGACACAACCACTAGCGTATTAAGAGGCATACTAGATAACGTGGCCTTGGTAAACACGCCCAGATTAGAAGTTAATGAAGATTTGGTGGAAATGGACGATGTGCTTAATAACGAGATTGGCGCAATCATTCGTAGTGAGCAAATAGGGTCAGTAAACCCCCTTGTAGTGCCTTTTGTAGCTGGTTCCACACTACCAGCCCTGCAATACCTAGATATGCTTGTGGAAGAGAAAACGGGCATCTCTAAGATGAGTATGGGCCTTAACGCGGATGCTTTGCAGAACACGACAGCGACAGGCGCAGCATTGACGGCTCAAGCCAGCGCAGGCCATGTAGAAGTTATGGCTAGAAACCTCGCAGAAGGCATGAAACGATTATTCCAACTCATGCTACACGTTAGCGTTAAAAACTCGCCTAACGAGCAAATGATGCGCTTGAACGGGGAATTTATACCTATTGATTTGTCAGTGTGGGATGCCTCAATGGATATGCAGATCAATGTCGGTCTAGGTACTGGCAAAGAGGACGTTAAAGCTGCCGCGCTAATGCAAACTTTCCAAACTCAGCAGCAGATTTGGCAAACCTACGGGGCGCAAAATGGCTTAGTTTCCATGACTCAAATGCGAAACACGCTATCAGATATGCTGGCTTTAAGTGGCCTTAAAAATGCTGACCGCTATTACGCTCCAATGACACCAGAGAAAGAGCAGCAGTTAATGGCTCAAATGGCACAACAAGCCCAACAAGACGCTGCTATGGCTCAACAGCAAGGTGACCCAATGGCACAGGCATTAATTGAATCTGAGCAGATAAAAGCGCAAGCGCGTATGCAGGGCGATCAAATGAAAATGCAGGGCAAGATGCAAGCCGACAACATTAAGATGCAAGCCAATATGCAAGTTAAAGCGGCTGAAATGCAGAGCGCACAGGGCAAGGAACTGGCTGATTTACAACTTAAATATCGCGAATTACAAACTGGTGATGATCTGAACCGAGATAAAATGAACCAGGAGCTACTAATTGAAGCTGCTAAAATCTTAGGTCAGTACGGCACAGCAGTCGATGTTGAGCGTGTCAGAGCCATGCAAGCGGCTCCCAGATTAGGCAATGTGCAATGATTTTAAAATCACAGGCTGAAAATTTGTTAGCTAATGAGACTTTTTTGGAAGTTTTTGTTAGTCTACGAACAAATCAGTGTAATGTTTTCTTACATTCCAAGGCTGATGAAGTAGCAAAAAGAGAAGAGGCCCATAACTTATTACGGGCTTTAAATGAATTTGAGAATATCTTGAAACGGGCAATTACCGATCAAGACTTTCGAGATAAACGCAGCAAATAAAGGATAGCACCGTGGAAACGACTACCGAGTTGAGCATGGAAAATGCAGTTGAGGCGTTAATGGCTCAAGAGCCAGAAGTAGCCAAGGCAGAAATTATTGAATCCGAAGTGGATGAAGTAGAAGAAACCGAGGTTGAAGAGGCTGACGTTGAAGATTCAGATTATGCAGATGATGCAGATGAAGATGAATACGAAAGTGACGAAGGTGAGATCGAATCCGATGAACAAGCCGAGCAAGAAGAACCTGATACTTTTACTATCAAAGTCGATGGTAAGGACATATCAGTAACTCTTGATGCTCTAAAGCAAAGTTATTCAGGACAAGCTTACATTCAAAATGGCATGAAGCAAGCTGCTGAACAGCGCAAACAAGCGGAAGAGGCTTTTAACAGTCTCAACCAGCAACGAGCGCAACTTGATCAGTATGCACAAAAACTTAGTCAGAACGGCTTAATGGCAAAACCTGTTTCTCCCTCAAGAGAACTATTTACAAATGACCCTCTGGGTTACTTGGATGCAGACCTTGAGTATCGAGAAAAAATGGAATTGTACCAAGCCGATCAAAACCAGTTACAGCACAACCATCAAGAAGTGCAAAAGGCGCAGGCAGAAGCTAACCAAGCGAATTTGCAATATCAGCAAGAGCAACTTAAACGACTAATCCCAGATTTTGCAGATGCTAAAAAAGCAACAAAATTAAAGGACAGTTTAATTAAACATGGTGTAA